AGTTCACCACTTCAACGCCATCGGCTTTCAGGTCTGTGGCCAGTTGCGGGAAGTTGGCGAGGAACACGCTAAAACTGCTTTTCACAGGAAGTTCCTATGGATGCTCGCCGAAAAAATGGCTGCCGCGCATATCGTAGCCAAGCAAGACGATCCGCTTGGCTCCGAAGTGGTAGGCAAGGTTGATTGCCTGATAGCCCGAGTTCGCGCCGTGATGGATCACCTTCGGGTCGCGCGACAAACCCGGCTCACTCTTGCCCTGAATCCAATTCAGGCCGTAGCGTTTTGCTGCATCCTAGTCCTACGTCCAGCATTCGCCCTGAAAGCCTGCCGCAACCGCCTCGTGGTGGACTCGCCACCAGCGCTCATCGCACGCATATAGCCAGTCGGCCCAAGGCGCGATCCGGTAGGCGTCGTTGACCGCCAACACGCGGGCCTTGCCGTGGCAGTAGTCAACGTCAGCCTAGGTCAGCGAAGCGCCAGTGGCGAGGCAGACGATGGTTTCAATCATGCACAAGCCGGGTCGCGCAACGGGAACAACAGCGAAGTGACCGGCTTCGGCAAATAACCACGGTCAAATTCGCCGTCCGGGTCGCTGTCCCGATTGCGGTACAGGTAGCCAAGCTGCAACAGGATCGCGGCACTCACGGCGTTGTAAATGCGGTCAGGGACCTCGGGCGGCGAGCCTGTCGCCAAGTCCGAAATGTCCGACACCTTCAGGTAATTCAGCACGGCGCCTTGGGCGGCATCAAGCATGATCTGGATGGCGTCGGAATCATCGTCGTCCGCTCGCAAATGCGCCTTCGCGCGGTCAACGGAAACAGGATAGGTCGTGGTCACCATTTCGCTCCGTCAGGTCCAATCTGGGTCAGGTCGCGGCCCGGCCTGCCGTCCTTACCTTGCAGGCCGCGCGGACCATCCTTGCCGTCCTTGCCGTCGCGGCCCTTCTTAACCGCCAACCGCCAGCCTGAATCCGGCGTTGCCGGATCGCCGGGGTTGTCGCGCCGGGCAATCCAGAACGAACCCTGCCGCGTCACGCCGTCGCCAGCGCGATAGTTGCCCGTCTTGTCGTACACGCCGCGATCCAGCACGAATGGCAGATCAATGGTCTTTTCGACCACCTTCGCGCCATTCGATAGCTTCACCGTCAGGCTTCGGCTGTCATCGGACACCACGATATCGAAGTCCTCGATGGAAAGGCCATCCGCCCCATCCTTGCCGCTCATGCCGTCCTTCCCATCTTTGCCATTGATGCCGTCCACGCCGTCCTTCCCATGCTCGCCCTGCGGCCCTTGGATGCCATCGCGGCCATCCCTGCCTGCCGGGATCGGGTAGGCCGCCAGATGCGCCGCCACGGCCTTTTGTAATGCCTCCTGCGTCACTTCGGCGTCTTTGCCGTCCACCCCATCTTTGCCGTCCACCCCGTCTTTGCCGGGCGCGCCATCCTTGCCGTTCAGTCCGTCGGCGCCGTCTTTCCCATTCACGCCGTCCTTGCCATCACGCCCTGCTGCGGGCGGGTTGGCCTCAAGATATGCACGCACGGCGTCGGCGATGGCCTCCGGCGCGATAACCGCATCCTTGCCGTCGCGGCCGTCCTTGCCATCGGCGCCAGAATCGCCCTTCTCGCCCTTGGTCGGTTCGCGCGCCTCAAGCTCCGCGATGCGCTTCTATAGGGGCGCGATGGTTTCCGCAACGAGTGCGCCGAGTTCGATGCCGAGTGCCTTTACGTCAAGCTGCATGGGTAATCCTCTTGCGGATTTCGGCTCCGGCATGATGGATAACGGCGGCAGCCAGCGCGGATTTCAATGCGTCCGTGTCGTCGTTGTTCGGATCAGGCTCCTGGTCAGGCGCGGCGACGGTCGCGGCATCGTTGACCGCAGTGCGGTCAGCGAGTTGGGCCAGCGACCAGTTCTGCTGCTGCATCATCGGCGAATCGCCGCCTGGAACAGGCGGAAGGTCAAACCTGCGACGCGCTTCGTTGGGCGACTTCACGGCCGCAGCTACAAGATTTCCCTCAACGGTCGCTTGTGTCGCGGTATCCATGCGCAACAGGGAATCAAGGTCAAGCTCAACGCCAATCTGGCGGCCCTGTACCGGCGTATCCAGACCCAGCCCTTCATCAAGACACGCCTCCATTTGCTCAATGTGGCTTTGCAGACAGTCGGAATAGTAAATCTGGTTCAGGATGGCCGCATTCTGGTACGTAGGTAGCGTGCCGACGCCCGCCTTGAACGCGGGAACGTGAAACACCGAGCAAACAACATCCGCCGTCCACTTCAACTGTTCGATAAGCTGTGCGTCCGTGGCCGTGACCGCCATCGGCTCATATTTCAGTCCGTCGCCGAGTACGGCGGTCTTGCCGGCGTTCTGGCCGGTATAGTTCGTGTCCCAATAGTCCTTCAGGCGCTTGGCTGTGTCATCACTGATAGCGCCGGCAGCCGTAAGCACGCCGCTAGGGCGGCTGCCATTCAGGAAGAAACTGCTGCTGGCGGTCTGGATGTTCAATCCCTGCTGCGCGGCAATGGCGCAGGCATATAATGGCGATACGCCCACCAGCGGATGGAACAGACAGTTCATCCGGTCATGGATGATTTCGGCGGCCGGCACAACCACGTTCTGATCGCTTTGCAGGCCGGAAAGGTTGTCCCGCTTCAATTCGTAGAACACAGACCCATCCGGCGCCACCAACGGCGTCACGCGACCCGGATCAAGCACGTACAATCCAGTTACAACGCCGCGTGCGTCGCGCTGCTTCAGCGAGTAGGCGTTGCCACTGGACAGCTTCGAGAGCATCCACTGCTCTTTGAACTGGATATGGTTCTGATAGCGATTCGGCTTGCGCAGCACCGGCGAAAATGCCGCGCTGGACGTTTCCGTCCAGATGCCCGTTGACGGGTCTTGCTGCACCAGCTTGATCCGCAGCTTGCCAATGTCATTGGCAATCAGCGTGATGCAAGTGTAGACGGCGTGGTAGGACAGCGCCGTATCGACGCTGACCTCCTGGTTCTATTGCCACGCGCCCGCGAAACTCTCGCGGATAATGGGCCACCATCCACCGCGCGAATCCACGGGTTGCAGATTTTGGGCCTTGCGGCGGAAGGTGGGCCACTTCATATCAGGCTCGCATGTCGCGGCGGCTATACTTGCCTTTGGCCGGCGTCTTTTCGACGGCGGGCTCGGCAGGCTTAGCCCTCGGCTTGGGTGCAATGTAAGGCGCAACCTTGCCAATGGCGATCAAAATCTTGGAATCCTTGTCGGCGATCTCGAAATGATCTCCCGGCAGGTAAGTCTGTGCGGCGTAGCGGATTTCTTTCAATGCGGTGACTTGCATGCGGCTCTCCCAAAAGCGGGCGGGGCAACATCGCCCCGCCCTTTCAAGGTCAAACGATGAATCAGGCGTAATTCACCTGATCGATGTACGCAACCGCATCCGCACGGCGACGCGCCCAATTAATCTAACGCTCTGCGCGCAAGGCAATCAGGTTGTTCTGCCACAGGGAAACCAGCTCCTGCGCGCCGTCCGACGGGGCAGAATCCATCTGCAACGAAGCCTCGCGGCTCACGTCCAGCGTCACGCCACCATCGTCCGCCAGCAGGATTTCACTGGCCTTGGCGAGGATGATGCGGTCGCCGGTGCCGGTCGGGGGCGAACCCGAGCCAGGATTGGCCGGGATATTCTCCGACACGATCACCGGCAGGCCGAAGAACGTGCCGCCGTTCATGCCAATACCCGGAAACTCCGGCTGGCCCAGCGAGTTCTGCATCAGGCCGATGGTCAACGCAGTGGTCGGGCGCATGATCCAGTAGGAACCCGCCGGCGAAAGGTTCGCCGCCAGGAACTTCTTGAATACCGTCTGCACGTCCGCACGCACATGGTCAGCCGTGGTGCCGCTGGCCGTGACGGCCGTAAGACCATTGGTGATCGACGCCGGCGAAACGTTGGCCGATGCGGCCTTGGCCGGGTCAACGAAGTCGTGGTCAAGGAACTGCGCCATCTGCGCGACCAAATCCTGACGCACGATCGCTTCCGCGCTCGGGTTGCTGAACCGAACCAGCTCGTCCGTCAAAACCACGATACCAGCGGCCTTAGCGAAACCAAGGGTCGTGGTATCAAACGCCAGCTTGCTAACCGGCTTCGGCTTGCCTTCACCCACCCAGCCAACGGTCGAACCGCTGGTCTGCGACGGCATCTTGACGTTGAACGGCACGCGACGCAGACCGTTGATCTTGCCGATGATGGTTTCCGGACGAAGCAGTTCGATGAACTCGTTCGCCATCACTTGATACTGCACCAGCGGCGCAGCCCAAGCGGAATCAGTCGTGGTGCCAGCGGCAACCGCCGAACGCAACACGGTTTCCACTTCCGGCGTCTGATCCTTCCAGCCCTTCGCAATCTCGGCCGCCTGCATCAGGTTGCCCTTGGCGCGGCACAGCGCGATGGCATAGCGGGTGAAGGACGTGCCCTTCGGCAGGTTCGACTTCATCTCGATATGCACGCCGGCCCGTGACTTGCCCGCCGCCTCGGTATCCTTGCCGTCAACCGGCTCGGCCTTTTCCTTGGTCAGCTCGGCCAATTCGCGGAAGCGGCCAAGGTCGGCGTCAATGGCCTTGATCTCGGCAGTCAGTCCATCGAACTGTTCCTGCTCGGCCTCGTCCATCGAACGGCCTTCGTCGATGCCCTTGGTCGCAACTTCTTCCAGCGCGGCCTGCTTGGCGGCGCGGGTGTTTTCCAGGTCTTTGACCTATTCAGCAAAGGTCTTCTTCATTTCGGGTTCCTCTTGATGAGTTTTACAGGGCCGCGCTTGGCGGCCGGTTTGGTTTTGGCTCCCGAAACGCCGGGATCAGATTCGACCGCCGCACCCTTTTGTCCAATCGCGGACAGATAATTTTGGTCGATGGATTTTACGGCCGTGATGACCGCATCGGAATTGGCCGGGATCGTCACCAAGGACAACTCCAACCACTCCCAATTCTTGAACAGGTAGCCGCCATCCTCCATGACCTCCACGCCGCCTTGCAGCGCGCGGAAGCCGATGGACACGGCAGCGACCAGCTTGTATTTCAGGGATTGAATCGCCTCATCTACGCGATCCTTCAGAGTTCCGGCTTCCTTGATGATCGGAAGCTACGCCTTGAACGGAATGCCCGCCTTGGTCGGCTTGGCGAACGTGACATGCCCAACGGGCTTGTCGGACTCGTGCTGCCACAGCAACGGCATCGGCGTCTTGAATTGCGCGCCCATCGGCTCCACCACGTCGCCCATGCGGTCTGCGGTCGGCGTGGATGCAATGCCCTCCACGGTCACGAAATCATCGCCGTCCTGAATCGCCTTGACCTCAAGGATGGAATAGGCGCGGTTGACCTACTCGACGTTTTGCTTGTCTGACATGATGACTCCTTAGATAAACATCATCTGGTATTTCTTTTCCGGTTCCGGCTGGCCTTGCGCAGCGGCAGCGCCAAGCGCCATAGCCAACGCAACCATGCCGTCAATTCGCCCGGTCGCCTTGGACTTGTCCAGCTTCCGATTGCCTGCCGGATCGCGGGTAACTACTGCGTTCGCCGCACACATGGTCATGATCGGGTGCATGCCGTGCCGCAATTTACCTTCCAGCAAGATGCCCTCGGTAGCATCCAGCGCGGGCGTCATGTCCTTGAAGCCCTGCCCGAACGGGATCAGCGGCAATTCGCGCCCCAGCTTCGCAATCTCGGCCTTCAGGATGTCAATGCGCCAACGGTCAAACGGAATCGCCGCAACGTCGCACTCGTCGCACAATTCGCACAACCGCTGCGCGACATAGCCGTAATCCACCGACGCGCCCGGCGTAAGCGTCAGGAATCCACGCTCGGCCCATACGTCATACGGCACCTTGTCGCGGTCCACGCGATCGCGCAACCCATGCTGCGGGGCAAAGAAGTTGGCCCGCATCTGCCATACCCCGTCCGCGTCCTGCGTCACCGCCACCAACGCCGTCAGGTCGTTCCGCGCCGAAAGGTCGATGCCAATGTAAGTCCTGCCAGACTCAAATGCCGACAGGTCAACGTCGCCGCCGTTCTCCTTCCAGATTTTCGCCGATACGAATGGATTGGTCAGGTTGACGCGCTGGTTCAGAATCAGGTTGCGATAGCTCGCTTCGCGCTCCGGCATCCGCTTGGCACGCGCCGCCTGGTCGCGCACCTCGTCCTTGTTCATGAAAACGTCGTAGTGCGGATTCGCCTACCGAATGGCCTTTTCCGTGAACGGGTCAAGTGACTCGTCAGCGGTGTATAGCACCAGCTTCGTGCGCGCGTCCTCGCCGCGTTTGGCGTCGTCAATCAGCTTCGATAGCAAGTCGGCGTCCGTGGGCGCCTGCGTCGAGATGATGACCGATAACGGGGCCTCATGTGCCGCGCTGGCCGTCTCCAATGCCTCGTACAGTTCAGACCTCGGGCCTCGCACCTGCCCAAGCTCGTCATGCACCACGAACACGGGGCTAAGCCCATAGGCCGTCGATGCGTCCGCGCTCAAGGCCCGGTACAACGTGCCTAGCTCCGCGCACGCAAGCTGCTTGGCCGTATCACGTACCACGATAGCGCCAGACAGGTCCGGCGACATCCGAACGATCTTGGCAGCCAGCGAAAACAGGATCGCCGCCTGCTCGCGCGATTGCGCCGCGCTGAATAATTGGCTATTCGGTTTTGCCTCCGGTCCAGTCAGGTGCAATAACAGCATGAACGCCGCAAAGGCCGTTTTCCCTTGCTTGCGCGCCATCGACAGAATGAACGTGCGGGTCGATGAATCGTAAATGTCCCGCAGCCAGCGTTTTTGCTCCTTGGTAAGCCGCACCTAATCGCCCACATGTTGGCCATCAGGAATGCGGCAGAAAGCCTCAATCCACCGGATATTCCGCTCGGCCCGAGTCTCGGGCTTGCGTCGCGTCATCTCTCTGCGCCAAAGTTCCAAGGCTTAGTTGCGCCATGCGCCTTGGCCGTATGCCCGCTTTTGGCGTTGTAGGTAGCCTGCTGGCCAATCCGCATCTTGGTTGCCAACGAAACAGCACGCCGCGACTCCATGTCCCGCAGCCTCAACATATCCCCAATGACCTTGGCGTCACCCTCGCCCAACGCTCGTTCGATCTCGCCACCAAGCCGGTTGCACATATCCACCGCCCGCACGTATTCGGCCAGCAATGGCGCGTTACTGGCGTTCCACCAATCAGTCGGCAAAGGCTCGGCGACTTCATGCCATAAAGCCCGCTGGGCATCGGTAAGACCATCCGGCGGGTTGATCCGCCCCACAGCCGGCAGCGTGGAAACCACGCTCAAACTTGCGGATGATCGCTTCCCTCGGCCTTCCATTTTTCTTACCAGTCAGTTCAGAATTGTTGCGATTAGTGAAAATAAGTG